TTCAAGACAAACTTTCAATTGATGCAACATCATAAGTATAGTTTGACTGAATTAGAAAACATGATACCTTGGGAAAGAGAGTTATATGTAGGAATGTTAGTTCAATACATAGAGGAAGAAAATAATAAAGCTAAACAACGACAAGCAAGTACGAGGAGCTAATGGCAAACTTAAGTGACGTAATAGACAGATTAAAAGCAGAGGGTCAGTTAGATCGGAATACTGGTACGAACTCTATGAAAGTTCAGATCGGTATTTTGAAAGAAATTCATGAATCTCTACATATTACTGGAATGGCTGTAAAAGCTATTGCAGCAAAGATAACTGGAGAGGCTATAAAGGACAATCAAAGAGCTGTAAAGGAAGGATTTGAAGCTCAAGAGAATACTGAAAAGCAAATAGAAAATAATAATAAAAACACGAGTACTCTTCGTAAAGGTCTTGATGGTGTTAAAACCGCTATGTCTGGTACAGTTGGTTTCTTAAAAGATATGTTTAAAACAGGACTTTTAGGAGCAGCACTTCCTTTATTGTTTGGTGCTATAGGTGGACCTGCAGCCATGGCTATTGGAGCTATGACAGGAAATCCATTTCTTATACTCATCGGTGCAATTGGTACTCTTGTTGAGATGTTAACTGCTGGAGATCTAATGGAAATATTAAGAGACCCAGATAAATCAATCGGACAAAAGTTTGCAGAAATATTTTACGAAGGTGATGATAGTTTATTAGGTAGAATAAAAAAACAAGTAAAAGAAATATACGAAACATTGGTACCCGAAGATTTTAGAACACAAATAAAAGACGCTGCTTATAAATTTATTGAAGCCGTAGGTTATTTTTATGACACAGCAAAGACAGTAGCCAGATATCTTGGATTACTTCCATCTGCTTCTGAAATAATGCAAGGGGAATTAACTAGTGCTGGTTTCAACACTGCAGAAATGACATACAGCCAGGCCGCAGGATTAATGCAACAAATGGGTTTGGATCCTGCTGATAGTATTCCTGCATTTAGAGGTTTATCCGCAGATCTTTTAGGCCAACCCATAAGTGATGATTTAAGAGATACTGTATTTAATACAATAGCTGCCTCTGATCCTGCACTTTCTGAAGGATTTAGAGGTACAGGAACGGATTTAAAAGAATTAGTCAGAAGGATAAGTAATTATGAAACTCCACCCGTAGCACCAGGCCTTACACTTCAAGCAGCACTCGACCGCCAAAACGAAATTAGAGGTGATATTTCTAGAGGTGATCTTCTGAGAGGGTTAATGTTTAATCCAGTCGTGGCCCTTGCAGCAGGAGTCTTGGCTCGTCGAGAAGCAAGCGGAGAGATGCAGACACTGAATGAAATCATTCAACAACATAACGATCATAGAACAACTGTATTTAGTCAACAACCTCCTGAACCAATTGATAGATTTAATGACGCATTGATGATGACTGACTGAACAGGATTATAAAAAAAGGGAGGCCGAAGCCTCCCAATAATTAATTATCCCACTGGTCTCGCCAATCTGGAACTCTTGGAGGTTCATTCACCTGTTTTTGTCTAGGTTGTCTTTGCACCTCATTCCTTTTTGGTTCTAGTGAAATCTTTGGCTTGCTCCTTGCGGCCGTTAGACCATTCTTTATCGCTATATTCCTAAGCATCGTAGAGAATTTCTTTGATTCATCTATCTTTTTCAACTCATTAAATGCATAGTCTCCCATGATTGTGTTGATTAATGCTGAGCGATTACTACCTTTGTAATCACATATAGCGTTTAGCTGATCTAAAACATCATCAGGCATATACACTATAATTTGCGTATGACCTTTTTTAGCTGACATTAGTCCTCGGCTGCTAGTCTAGCAAAGTAGCTCATTGTATCTTCGTCGTCATTATCCACAGATTCAGCTGCTTTTGGTTGAGGAGCAGGAGCTGTCTCATCAAGTGCAACTGTTTGTTGAGTAGTCCTTGGCATTGCTTCACCAAGAACATTTGCTAGTTTGACTTTTAACTCTTCGTAAGTCTTATAATTTTTAGGATCAGTGAACTCTTTGAGATCGTACAATGTATTGTACACACCTTTTAGTTGTTCATCATCACCACCTTTGAAAGGCTCAGGTGATCTAAACTCTGATTTATCATAGTTACGATAACCTTCAACTTGACGAATTTTTAATTGAAAATCAGCACCACCCCAAAAATCAAATGGATTTACTGGTTGTTCACCAGGAAATTGTGGTTGCATGATGTCCATAATTTTGTCAAAGATCTTTTTCCCAAATGTATAAAGAAAAACTTTACCTTCATTTTGTGGAGCAGAAGGATCAGAAACAACATAAACGTTTGACACATAGTGCAATCTACGTTTACGTTCTCTAACAATCTGCTTGTCTTCTTCGCGACCACTATTCCAAAGTTTTGTATTCATCTCTGAAACTGGATCTTGTTGACCTATTGAAGTGAGAGATTTCTCGATATACCACATACCAGTAGGACCTTTAAATCCATGATCCCAATATCTAACCCATGGTAACTCATTACCTTCTGGTGCTGGTAAGAATCTTAAAGCTGCATATCCATTGCCTGCTTTGTCTACTGTTGGCTTCCAAAAACGATCATCATTGTAATCTTTCTTTTCTACCTTACCTCCTCCAGCTTCTTGTGCTGCATTAAGCAACTTCTGGATTTGGTCATTATTTGTCTTTAAATTTTCAAACGACATATTTTCTCCTATATATTTTTGTATTAACTGAATTATCCACTTTATTCATAATGTTTAACCATTGTATCATAATATAATATAGATGTACATCTATCTTTTCAAGTAAATCCATGCTACGAGAACTTCTCTTGTACCACGAATTATTGGAGTTACTTGATGAAACTTCATTGCATGAAATATTATTGTTTCACCAATTTCCAATTCTGCTTTCCATGGTTGATCATCTTCACGTGACCAAACCAATAAATCACCTCCTTCTAAATCATCTGATTTATCGAGAAGAGTGATCGTACTGAATATCCTATTACTAAAAGGATCTCCATTATTCTTATTGAGGTAGTCTCTATGTTTTATAAAGTGACCACCTACCTCATACATTAGATAGTTAAATTCTCCGATGTAATGATGATCTTTGAAGAGATTAGGTCTGTGTATAGGTACAATATCAAGTATATTCTCACACACATCTGGGAAATCTAAATGACTGACTTCCTTTACCTTTGCATCTCTCAGATCTTTATATATACCTCCATCACCCTTTGTAACCTTTGCATCATGCGAACCAACAGTAGTTTTGAAATGCCTTAGATCTTCTATGGCATTTTCATCAATTACGTTTGATATTGTAAATAATGCGTCGCTCAAAATAGTGTGTTCTTTTTAGGAATAAAATTGAGGTCCATTGCCTCAGTTTCTAATTTAGATTTAATAATCGGTGTGACATATTTACGAGCATCTTCCACTTCGATCTTATTCTCTTCACAGACAAAAATGATTGCATCCATATAAGTCATTCGTCTGTATCTTACTTCTTTTTCAACCATCTCACTAAACTTCTTTTTTGTCATAAAAGGTGAATTTACCATTATGTAGCCCTCAATAATATAGTATCATTATTTATCCTTCCATTAGCTTCACGTTTTTTCGTAGACAAAGCATCAATGGTTTGATCGATAGTTTTATCTGCTCTTCCTAAAATGATTGGAAGTATCTCTTCAGGTTTTCGTAGTGTTACCTCGATTGATGTAGGATCAAAGTTTTTTATGGTTGAACCACTTACTTCAAAGCCTACCTCACTTTTCAATATTGTCAATCGTTTATACTTCGTATTGAATGCATATAATCTATGCGATCCAACAATCAAAATAGGATTAATCGATTGTAATTTGAAATCACTATCTGCATTTTTGTATTTCATTTTTGAAACTTGTTTGTCTGCAGATTTGACAGTTTGCTTTCTAACTTTTCTTTGCATAATCGATGTATGCTTAATTCTTTCTAAGTCTTGTAGCATTGTTTCAAAAATCTTAATTCTTTTCTTTTTCTCTTTTGTTGGTACGTGTGAATATGATTCTACCATAAAATCATCTGTTTTATCAAGAGCAGCTTTGTATTGTTCATAGTCTTGAGTAATCCAATCTTTGACTTGCTTTGTCGCTTGTCCTTTCAAACCATTTACTAAGAATACGTTATAAAGATCTATATCATAATCTTCACCTTTTATCCATGCATCATATAACTTATCGATCTCGACAAGTACAGTATCATTGACTTTCTGTGCAAGTCTTTCTGCTACAGAGATAACTTCTCTATCTGCAGTTTCTTTTTTAGGTGGAGTATGATTGATTTGAGATTCGTAGTTAGCACTATGTAACTTCTTTGGAATATATTCATTACGA